AAATAAATTTCTGTATTTTTTGGGCATATTTTACTACTATTAATAGTTAATAAATATATTACTAATAATGTATTGTTAGTATAATACAATATAGTATTTGTATCTATTTTTTCATAACAAGTATAATATATAACTATATTAATACCATTTATATTTGTTGTAACTTTATAAGTTACTCCTTTATTTGTAGTTATAAATTTTAATATTTTATTTGGCATCCATCGAGAAGATATTTTATTAATACTATTGTTAATGACTTCTATCTTTATTTTAGTATTCTTTAAAATATTTTCTCCATCAGTCAGCGTATTATAACAAAATTTTATAAATTTATTTAATAATCTACTATTTAAACTACGATTTAAAGTATTATTTAAAGTATTATTTAAATTTTTACAATCACTCATTTATATAATATTTAGACTTTATTTTTTTTTCTTTGTTTTTGATTTTTTTATCTGTTTATTAGTCATTTTTTTTGACTTTTTAATATGTTTTTTTGTATGGTTTTTAATATGTTTTTTTGTATGGTTTTTAATATGTTTTTTTGTTATTTTATTTTTTGTCGATTTTATATATTTTTTCTTTGTTTTTTTCTCTTTTTTATGTCTTTTTAACTTTCCACCAGTAGTTCTTGATAAACAACTATCTTTCACTATAGATGGTAAATCATCAAAATCAATTACCGCATTATCATTAAATGTTACTAATTGATAATGACTATTTCCAATCCAATTTAAAAGTATTGTAGATACTTCTTCTTTAGAAATAGCGCTAGAATATATCTCTCCTGTTAAACTACAGCCTACCAACTCTTTTTCTGATTCATCAAATATAACAAATTGAATATTAAATAATTTTTGAAATTTTGAAATTGCCCATTCATCAGCCCAATATTTATCTGTTAATATATATTTTTTAAATTCATCTAATGTTGTAACATCTTCTATTCCGGCAGCCTGTTTTTCTTCTTCACTATCAAATCTAAAAATATATGTATTAAAATATTCTGTGTCTGCTTCTAAAGATAGAATATATCGTAAAGCCAATACAGACAAATTATATTTACTACACATACTACTTGGTAAAGTATTAGATATTTCTTGTAATTTAACTAATGGATCATGTGGTATTATTTCGTTGATTTCTATAATAGTTTTTAATACTTCTAATAGTTTATCGGGTATGTATTTAATATTAGTTTTGTCATCCAAAGGTAATCTATATTTTAATGCTTCAATAAATGAATAAAAATAACAATTTCCATCTGGAGGAACATCATATATATCGTAATCTTCGCCATAAAAATCTTTTATCCAATTACTATCACGTTTATTTAAAGTTACATTACATTTATCTGGCCAATCTTTACCATTCACTATACTATCAACCGATAAACTAGGTGATGATCCTATAGACGACCCTATAGACGATCCTAGTTCTATAGCTGGTTCTTTAGTTTTAGCTTCATCTAATAGTGATTTAGTTAAATTTGGAGATAAAGTTTTAGACTCTTCTTTTATAGATTTTGGTAAAGTTTCACTTGCTATATTTATATCACTCGTATTTGTAAATAATTTATCTAAATTTTGTAATAATATAGTTTTTGTTAAATTTTCTATTGTAAAAGTAGGTGTTTCGGGTACATAATAATTAATTAATAACAAATTATTTGCATCTAAATTTAATAACCCATCAACTAATTCAGGAGATTTACTGGTGAGATAAATATTGTATTTTTCATCTATTTTAATATTAGGAACAACTAGATACTGTTCTTTTTCTTGTTCTTTTTTATCTTTTATGAATAATTTTTTTATGTTTAGAGGCGCCTGGAATGAAGTAACATCCATATATAATTTGTATATATAAATTATTATAAAGAACCTATAATAAATTTATTAAAAAAATCATTATTTTTTAATTCTATAAAATTTGCAAATAGTCTTATTCTTTTTGATACAATAGTTTTATTATTTAAATTAGTTTCAAAATCTACTATTGTATCTATTATATCTTGTTTTTTCATTTTTTTTTTATTTTTTTTTATATTATAAAATTCCAGTATACTATTTAAATAACTTACACTGTAATTAAGATTATAATTTGTTACTAATGCTAATATTTCATCTTGGTTATACATTAAATTATCTACACTATTTACACTATCTAGATTATTAGAAAGATCATCACTTGTATGATCTTCTTGAGTTTCTATTATATCATATGTAATATTCATATTACATATTATAATCATCTTTTTAAATAAAAAGTAAAAAATTGAAAAAAATATATTATTTTTTTTCCACTGTAATGGATATTCAAAATATGGAACAAGAACCTATTTGCGCAACAATTGGACCAATTTATGAACCATGTGTCAAACCAACCTATATTCCGCCAACTATTTGTCTACTACCATATATGTGCAGACAAGAAATAATGGTTACTATTCCAAAAGAGATTAAAGATCAAGATGCATTAAATAAGATGTTTACAGAAAGTATCCAACTCCAATATCCTAACTATAAAATATATATAACGGCAATAAGATGTACAGAAGATATTTTATATAAATTAGAAAACAAAATAACAACAGAAAATGTTATTAATCAAAAAGAGTATAATTATCATATAATTTATTTAATTGTTCCAAAAGAATTACTTGCCAAATTAAAATCAAAGAATATATCTACTATTGCATTTTATATAGGCAGATCATCAAATCCGACAGAATATAAAATTATTGATAAGGCTCCTACGCTAGATATGATTTCTACAAAAAATCAAAATGGTAAACATTTACCATTTGCATTTTGTGTTAATATTTCATAATTCATCTAGTAAATCCATATGTTTAAATATACATTTATTACTAACACCAGGAGTAGTTTTTACTTTAAGTTTAGTAATTTCTTCTACAGATTTAAAAATATAATCATATTTTTTATTATCATTATCTCTAATTTTATTAAAAGAATTAGAAACTAATATATATATTAGTTCACTAATTTCATCTAACTCATTTTTTTTATTACCTTCTTTAATTAGAATATGTAATTTAGTAAATAGATATTCGATAATATCATATATACAAGTATATGAAACAATATCATTTTTCATTAGATTAACAAAAAACATAAAATGTGCTCGAGTTTTTTCATTTAATTTATTATTTTCACAAAATTTATCATAATTTTCATCTGGATCTATATATGTAATTTCATCTATTCTCTTTTTACTAAGTTCAATATTTTTATTAACTACATTTGTTAAATTATCGCTTATACTAATTAAATCAGTATATAATTTTGCACATAAATTTGAATATAAAATATTTTGAGAACATATTTCATAAAATAAATTGCATAATACTAAAACATCATTAGGTGTTTTTGTAGTAATTACCTCATTAAATTCATTAGAAATTTTTTGTAATATTGTATCATAATTTTTATCAGTTAAAACATTTAGACATTTTCTCACATTAAAAAGATTTATATCTAATCCTTCGCGTTTTATAAATTCAGTAGCTTGAAATTGTCTTATTATATTCCAGTCATCGTCATTAAAATCATTTGGTTTTTTTCTACGTAATTTATTAAATTGTGGTGTTTTACTATATTCGGGCGCTCCAACCTCACTAGCTATTTTTTCAATAATAGCTAGGGTTTCATCATTTAGTTTTTCAATATTATTATTTTTTATATAATTTTCAAAATCATCTAGACTATATCTCATTTATATAAATAATAACTTATTATTTATATTTTTTATATCTATATATATATTAATGGGAGAAGCAAAAAAAAGAGTTGGACATATGGTTGCTGGATATCACCCAGCAGCTGAATTAGTAGGTGGATTAATCGTTAGTTTTATTTCACTAGTAATTTTATTACTAATTGGAGAATATCTTTGGAATCGTGTATTAGTAAAAGTAGTTACTGTTGTGAAACCAGTAACTAGTGTATGGCAAATTTTAGCATTAGTAATATTATTCAAACTTATGTTTTGTTAAAATATAAAACTGATTAATATGTAATAAAAGAAATATTATTTAAATAAATATGATTAAATAATATTATGTCTCAAAATAATTCCGATAATAATTTAGAAAATAATGACAATAATGACAATAATGACAATAATTTAAAAACAATTAATTCTTGGGATGATTTAGATATAAACCCTCAGCTGTTAAGAGGTATTTATGCATATGGATTTGAAAAACCTAGTCCAATTCAGCGAAAATCGATTTGTCCGATATTAGAAGGAAAAGATGTTATTGCACAGGCGCAATCAGGTACTGGTAAAACTGCCTGCTTTACAATATCAAGTTTAGAATTAGTAGATTTAAGTGTTGATTTACCTCAAGTAATTATTATGTCACCAACACGTGAATTATCTTCACAAATAAAAAAAGTATTAGATTCTATAGGTGTTAATATAAAAAAACTTAGATCTCAGTTATTAGTAGGAGGAACATCAACAGAAATAGATGTAAAATTATTGAAAGATAGTTCTCCTCATATTATAGTGGGTTGTCCAGGTAGAATTCACGATATGATGAGAAGAAAAAATATTGTAACTGATAAAATCAAATTTGTAGTATTAGATGAAGCAGATGAGATGTTGTCGTCTGGATTCAAAGAACAGATATATAGCGTATTTCAATATTTATCAAATGACATTCAAATAGCATTATTTAGTGCTACTATGCCATCACAGTTACACTATTTAACAGAAAAATTTATGAGAAATCCAGTAAAAATAATAGTAAAAGCTGAGCAGTTAACCCTAGAAGGTATTAAACAATATTTTATTAATTTAGACGATGATAATATGAAATATGAAACACTTAAAGATTTATTTAGTACATTTTCAGTAACCCAGTGTATTATCTATTGTAATAGCGTTCGGCGTGTTTCTGATCTATATGATGCTATGAGTCAAGATGGATATCCAGTATGTCAAATTCATAGTAATTTAGATAAACAAGATAGACAAAAAAACTATGAACAATTTAGATTAGGTAATAGTAGAGTATTAATTTCATCAAATGTAACAGCTAGAGGTATTGATATTCAACAAGTAAGTACGGTTATAAATTTTGATATTCCAAAATGTGTAAATACATATTTACATAGAATTGGTAGAAGTGGAAGATGGGGTAGAAAAGGAGTGGCTATAAATTTTGTAACTCGTAGAGATATAAGAAATCTAAAAGAAATCGAAAGTTTTTATAATACTCAAATTAGTGAATTACCTAGTGATTATAAAGGTAATTAATAATTTCGTAAATACTTGTAAAAAATAGAATACGAATATATTATTATTTATGTTTTCTAATATAACAAATAATAATATAAAACAAGAAGAATTACACGATAAAATAGAATTTCAGTTACCAATATATTATTTAGATAACAAATATAAATTAAATGATAATATAAAAACCGATTTAGAATTGTTAGATATATCTAACAACTCTCTATATAATAATATATTATCAGATTTATCAAATAATTCAACTAAATTAGTAAATAAATGGAGTGAATATTATACAACAGATTTAGAATTTCTAAAAGATAATCAAGATTTCTTAAAAAAATATACTCCTATTAAAAATTATAATGATAATAATGTATGTGATGTAGAAAATATATTAACTGAAATTAATAATGAAACAGGATTTTATGAAAAATATAAATATATTGATGTAGATTATTTTAAAAGTCTTAATAAATCGCCATCTATATTACAAATTTTAACTATATATAATTTAACTTCGCCTGTTTTAAGTTTAGCTATTCCTATTATTATGTTAATAATGCCTTTTTTTATTTTAAAATTTCAGGGGTTACCGGTTTCATTTACTACTTATGTCGAAACAATAATTAAATTATTTAAGAATCATATAATAGGACAATTATTTTCTAGATTTTCAGAAGTTGATATTAGTCAAAAAATATTTTTAATATTTTCACTAGGATTTTATATATTCAACTTATATCAAAATATAACATCTTGTTATAATTTTTACAAAAATATATACAAAATACAAGATACATTATTAAGTATAAATAAATTTATAGACTTTTCTATTAATAATATAGATAATATTAGTAAATATTCAAAAAAATCATTTAATAATTTTTTACAATCAAATGCCAAAATAAAAAATAACTTACTATTATTAAAAACTGAGCTTGAAAAAATAGATTTACATAAAATTAAAATAACTCATATTACAAAAATTGGTAATATACTCAAATGCTTCTATGAATTAAATACAAATTATCTTTTTAGAGAATCATTAGAATATTGTATTGATTTACACTATTATTTATTAAATATTAAAAATATTCAGAATCATATTAGTAATTCTAGAATAAACTATTGTAAATTTAGCAATAAAACTACTACTTTTATAGATGCATATTTTGCATCATTAATTAATAATAATCCTATTAAAAACACTTATAATTTAAACAAACAAATATTAATAACAGGCCCTAATGCAGCTGGAAAAACTACTCTATTAAAAACCACACTTTTTAATATTATTATTTCGCAACAAATTGGAGTAGGTTGTTATAAAAAGGCAACAATAAATCCTTATAATTATATACATTCTTATATTAATATACCAGATACATCCCAAAGAGACAGTTTATTTCAAGCAGAGGCAAGACGGTGTAAAGAAATTTTAGATAGTTTAATAAATAATTCTAGTAAAGAGAGACATTTTTGTATTTTTGATGAAATATATTCTGGAACTAATCCTTCAGAAGCAATTGCAAGTGCATATAGCTTCTTAAAATATTTATCAAATCATGCTAATATTAATTATATATTAACTACACACTATGTTTCACTATGTAAATTATTAGATAAAAATAAAAAAGTAACTAATAAACATATGAAAGTGTTAAAAAATAACAACACTTATAAATTAGATGAAGGTATTTCTAATATTAAGGGAGGAATTAAGGTTTTAGAAGACTTAGGTTATAATAAAAATATAATAGATAATGCAAAAACTATAATAAAAAATATAGATATATAATTATACGTTTAATTATAATTATACGTTTAATTATAATTTAAAAAATATATATAAATCATAATTAAATGAATTTATTTGGCTTAGAAGGCATTGGGTTTATAATATCATTGGCTATGACTTTATTAGTTTCTGGAGTAATAATGTTTTATTGTTTACGCCGATTTAAAATATTAGAAAATAGTATTGTTGAACAAGGAAAAGTTTTACAATCATTTATTATCAAATATCAAAATAATTCTCCTACAGAATTAGCTTCAAGTATTGCTGTAAATTCAGCAATCGAACAGAGCAAACTTAAATCTGAAGTAGAAAATAGTAAGATAGAAGTATCTGATGATGAAAGTGACTATTCCGATGATGATTCTGAAGAAGAAGACATAAAAATATATCCTGAAACTCAAGAAAAAGAAATTACATTGACTACACAAGAAATTGATATTGGAACTTTAGATAATATTGAAGAGGTTAATTTAGGTAGTGAAAACATTAAAACTGTAGCAGTTGCAGATATAACTGATATGCTTATAACTGAAAATAATAAAAATGATAGTGGTGAAGAAAGTGATCAAGATAGTGACGATAGTGATCAAGATAGTGTAAAAGATTATGAACCTGTAGAAGAAATAACCGATAGTAGCTTAGAAAAAAATAATTCTGATAACAGTACAAAAAAAAGTTCGGGCAAAAGTTTATCAAAAATGAAAGTCGACGATCTTCGTGATTTAGCATTAAAAGATTCATTAGAAAGTGCTGAAAATTTAAAAAATATGAAAAAAGATCAATTACTAAAATTATTTAATAAAAATTAAATAAATAAAATAAAATAATTAATATTTATATATGACTTCAAATATGGATTATAGATTATTATTAATGAAAAATGCTGATACTATAATTGCAAATAATCAAAGTATTGCATTAGGTAATTGTTCTAATATAATTACTGTATCAGAAAATAAACCTTTAGTACAAAATCCTTATCTTATACAAGGTGTAACTGATAATTATTTACCATTTGAGAATAGTGATCTAAAAGATAATTATTTAAAAAATTATCTCTATACTGCTAGTAAATTTACACCGGTTATAAATTTAAATAGTCATAATTAAATATTATAACTTTATATATAATATTAAAAGTTATAATAAGTATATATATATGAAAGTGTTAAGTATTGATGTAGGAATAAAAAATTTAGCTATTTGTATTTTAGAAAGTAATAATGATGGTTTTGATGTTAAATTTTGGGATGTAATTAACCTTTCAGAAGAAAAAACTTATAAATGTAATTGTAATATTAAAAATAAAAAAAATATAAAAGTATGTAATAAACAAGCCCAATACTATAAAGATGAAAATTTTTATTGCAAAACACATGCAAATTCATCAAATTATAAACTACCTACATCAAGTATAACAAAATATAAATCATTAAAATTAGATAGTCTTAATCTTCTTTGTAACGAGTATGATATAGAAGTTACAAAAAATAATAAACAATCAATAATACAACAAATTGAACAATATATTGAAAAAAATCTTCTTAATTCTATATCGAATTTAAAATGTAATAGTATAAATTTAATTGATATAGGAAAATCTATAAGAGATAATTTAAATAAAATAGATGTTTTTACATTTACTAATATAGATTATGTTTTAATAGAAAATCAGATAAGCCCTATTGCTAATAGAATGAACTGTATTCAAGGAATGATAAGTCAATATTTTATAATGAAAAATATAGATAATATTTTATATATATCAGCAGCTAATAAACTTAAAACATTTATTGGGACAAAAAAAACTACTTACAATGAGAGAAAAAAACTAAGCGTAACCATAACTAAAAATATTTTAGTAGAAAATATTATGGATAATATAAACAAAGAAAAAGTAGTAGAAATGTTTAACAAACATAAAAAACGTGATGATTTAGCAGATTCATTTTTGCAAGCGATTTGGTTTTTATCACAAGATAATGACAAAATAATGAATTTAGTCAATAAATTCAAAATATAATTTTAAATAATATTTAATTCGTATTACTTAAAATTATATGTTCTTATCTATGTATAATGAGTGAGCTTGAACCAGTAGTTATAGAATTAAATAGTGGAGATGGTAAAACCGATATAAATTTAAATACTTCATCAGAACCTACACTAGGTAAACAACCTTCTGTTAATTTTGGTGGAGGAATAGAATTATTAATGAATGAAAAAAAAAAAGGAGGATCTACAGGAGATGTTGGACTTGGTGAGCTAAGTGAATTAGAAAATGAACTAAACGATTTAAGTATAGATATAGATAAAAAACACACTGAAAATTCACGATCATCGTTATTTAATAGTGCTATTAATTCTCTCTCTGATAGTAAAGATGATAATACAATTAATATTGAAAGTACAACTCAAAAAGCAGTAAACTTCGGTGGTGATTCTTCTACTCTAGGCGAACAAACAGCCACAAATTTAAATATTAATAAAACTTGGGATGGTTATGGAAAAGTAAATCCTATACCAGTAGTTTCTGATGAAGCACCTATGACACGAGAAGAATTGGTAAGAGAGAAATTTAAATACTTACGGAGATTAGAAGATCTTGAACGAAAAGGAGCTAATTTAACCAAAAAATATACAATGGATTCGCCATTACAAGAGTTACAGGGAGAATATGAAATGATTATTGCGGAGAGAGAAAAAGCAAATAGTGTAAAATTCCAAGGTAAAATGTTGATGGCTTGTGTTACTGGTTTAGAATTTTTAAATAGTAAGTTTGATCCTTTTGATCTTAAAATGGATGGTTGGGGTGAACAGGTTAATGAAAATATTAGTGATTATGATGAAATATTTCAGGAATTACATGACAAATATAAATCCAAAGCTAAATTAGCCCCTGAACTTAAACTTCTTTTCCAACTAGGTGGTTCTGCTATTATGGTTCATATGACAAATACTATGTTTAAATCTGCCTTACCTGGTATGGACGATATTATGAAACAAAATCCTGAATTAATGCAACAATTTACACAGGCAGCAGTTAATTCTATGGGAGAATCTAACCCAGGTTTTGGTAATTTTATGAATAATTTTGTTCCAGGAAATAATGATATTCCACCACCAAATATGGGATCCCCTCCTCCACCAATGCAAACTCAAACTGCCAAAAGTCAACGTTATGCACCACCAACTAACCGACCTGATCTAACTTCTTCCAAAACTCAAGCTGGTATAAGTATTCAAGAAAAATTTGCTCCATTAGATGAACCACAACAGATTAAAACTCCTGCCCCACAAAAACGAGCTGAAATGAAAGGTCCAAGTGATATAAGTCAACTTTTATCTGGATTAAAAACTAAACAAGTAAATGTTACTGCTGATAATAATGAGGAACGTGATCCTAGTACTGTAAGTATTTCAGAATTAAAAGAATTAAGTAGTCAAAAACAACCAAAGTCAAACCGCAAACAGTCATCTAGTAAAAGTAATAACACTATTAGTCTAGATCTTTAATTAAAATAATATATATTTTTAAAAATTGAATTATATATTATTTTATATATTTAACTATAATGACATCAACAAATTATATATTGTTAGACACTAGTTACTTTATATTTTATAGATTTTATGCTTTAATTGGATGGTGGAAGTTAGCTCAACCAGATGTAGAACTAAATAATCCTATTGAAAATGAAATATTTGTAGAGAAATTTAAAAAAACATTTATAGAAAAATTAAAAGAGATACCGAAAAGACTAAAAATTAAAGATTATAAACTTTTCGCAGCTTTAGATTGTCCAAGAAAAGATATTTGGAGAAATAGTCTATTTGATAAATATAAAGAAAATCGTGAATATGATGATACATTTATGGGTGGACCATTCTTTAAGTTAGGAAAAGATATTCTTAAAGATTTAGATATCCAAACTCTATATCATGAACGTCTTGAAGCAGATGATTGTAATGCTCTAACTTGTAAGTATATAAGATCACAACTACCAGATTCAAATATATATATTATCGCAAATGATATGGATTATCTACAATTAGCAAGTGTGAATGTTAAAATCATCAATCTAAAATATCAAGATTTAACTACTAGTAAAAAATGGTCAGGAAATGCAGAACAAGATTTATTTTGTAAAATAGTAATAGGAGATAAAAGTGATGATATACCAGGAATATTTAAAAAATGTGGACCTAAAACAGCAATGAAATATTTTAATGATAATATAGCTTTTCAAAAACAACTTAAAATAGAAAATGCATATGAAAGATATGAAAAAAATAAAAAACTAGTAGATTTTAATGAAATTCCTGAAGATTTAATATTAGAATTTATGGTAAATTTAAATATAAAATAAATAGTTTGTTATAAATATTTATTTTATCGTTTATATGTTTTTCTCTTGTTATATTTTTTATATCGTTTTATAGTTTTGCCTCGTTTATAAGGTTTCGGGTTTTTAGCTTTTTTAGTTTTTTTTTTACCACCACGAGGAATTGGAGGGTTACCAAAAGTAATGATATTAGTTGGATATTTTAATGTTTTAATTGGTGGTCTTTGAATTTTAAAAAGATTAGACATTAAATCGGCTTTTGTATCAGGTTTTAATTTTAGTATAGGATATTTAGATTTTCTTGTTTTACATTGATTTCTAATATTAGTACCAAATGAACAATTAACAAATGTTTTACAAATATTACAATATAAGTGATTTTTTGAACAGTCTACAATACTATACCCAGGAATAGAATATCCACATAATGATTTGCAATTATCTATAATTTTTTGTTGTTTAATAGTATAATTGCCACTCTTATCTAATTCTTTACATTCTTTTTTATAATCGTTTAATTGTTTTTTAGTTTTTTTATAATTATTGTCAAAATAACTATAAGTATCTTCATATTTTTCATGCCAAGTATCTCTACTAAATATTGATTTTGGAATTTTTTTTAGATTCTCATCATCTAATTTTAATTGTAATGTTATACTACTATTATAATCATCATTTTTAAGTTTTTCTCTCTCTTCAAAATATTTTTTAACTATATCTTCTATATATTTTTTAAAAGTTTCTTCAGCAAATAGTTTATCACTTTTATATTCTTTGAAATTATCCACTATTCTAATACGTTGATTCTCAATTAACTCTTCAAAACTGGTTCTCGAAATATCTTGATATTTAGCTAATAATCCAAATTTATTTGGCTCAGGTTTATTTGGGTCAGGTTTATTTAGAATTTTTTTTACTAAATCATAGATTATAACACTTTTTGTAATATTACTATTTTCTTGATCTTTTAATAATTTTATTTTTTTTGATAATTCACTATCATTACCAGAAAAGGCTTTTTTAAATAATTCTATTTGTTTTTTAGTTCTATTTTTTATTTTTTGTTTATCTTTCTCAGATAAATTACTTATTATAGTATCTATTCGAGGTGGTAAACTAGTAGTTTTATTACAAATTTTAATTTTACTATAATCTGGACATTGTTCAATATCCTTAATATTAACATTATTAATATCAAATGGTAAACTAGTTAAATAATATTGCCGATTACGCGCATCTTTTTCTTTTTTATAATAAATTATAGCCTTTTTGTTTTTTAAAATAATTTTATTTAAAATTATTAATGCATTATTTAAAAATTCTTCTTCTATTTTTATATTACCATTTTTTTTAAATTCATTTATCTGTTTATCATTAAAATTTAGATTTTTACCTTGTTTAAAAAAAGTTTTTTTAATAAAATCACTCATTATTTTTTGATTAGTAACTTTTTTAAGGAGATCATTACTAGATACATC